CAGGCCTGTAAGTGCTTGGCTTGTCGGCAGGCGCTTCTTCAGCAGGAGCTTCTTCTTCAGCAACGTCTGGCTCTTCTGTTGAAGGCGGGGGAACAATATCTGCCGTGGGAGGCTTTGTTGTTGTCTCGGTTGCGTCAGTAGTTAAACCCAGTGAGGCAGTATCCTTGGGAGGCAACGCAACTTCTGGAACGTATGGTTCTTCCCGTGTTCCCGTAATTGTTACCTCTGGAAGCTCTCCAAGATAAGCAGGCTCCCGTTGAGTTTCGGGAACTTCAGTTGGACTTATTAAATTGAGAATTTCATTCTGTCTTGCAAGGCGCTCTGTTTCTGCTTGTGTTTGGTTTTCCGGACTTATGTCTAAAGGCGCAACATAGCCACTGAGTGATTCTTGTGTTTGGTCTGGAGTAATGTCTAGAGGCGCAACAGGACGAGGATTTATTTCTATAGTGGTAGACGGGTCTGAATACGTTTCAAAATCTTCTCCTCCACCAGTGTCCAATTGGTTATCTGTTCGCGTAGGCTTTCTTGCTTCAGATGCCAAAGCACCAGAAGCAGAAGACAAAGCGCCTACAACTGCGCCCTCTGTGCCGCCTTTTACTGCGCCAGCAGTAGCTCCACCAATAGCCTTGCTGTAAATGTCAGGAGAAGTTTTTGCCACTGCTTTGTATGCAGAAGAAGCAGCAGAACCAGCAAGCCCTGCTGTCATAGCTTTCTCAACTTCTTCCTGAGAGCCACCTCTAGCAGCGGTTGCGGCAGCGGATGCCACAGTAGATACAACGGCATCTGTTACAGCAGGACTGGTCAAAAGAGTGTCCAATTGCTTTGCAGCCGCAGGAGATAACTTCGCTACAGCCACATCAGCAGCAACATTTTCAATGGCTTTCTCCAACGGCACACCTTGCGCTACTTGTGCAGTTGTGCTGGCAATGGCTATGCCTATAGTGTTTGCCGTAGCAGTTGCAACCTGGGCTGCGGTAGCGGCTTGTGCGGCGGTTGCTCCTTGGGCAACAGCGGCTGCACTGGCAGCTTCTGCGCTAGTTAAAACTCCAGAAGCCATAAGTTCTGCACCAACGTACTCACCAACAACAGGAACGGCAACAGCCAAAATAATAGCCAGTTGAATTTCTGGATGTGCGCCTATGTAGTTAACAACCTTCTCTACAGGCTGCAACGCACTGGTTAAGTCTTTGCTGGTATCTGCTACAGCCTGCGTAACATCTTTCTCCAATGGTTGCAGTGAGGTGCTTATATTTTTGGTGGTGTCTTCCACTCCAGCAGTAACAGCCTTCTCTATAGGCTGAGTCACTTGGGTAAGTGTGTTGCTTACGTCTGCAACAAAATCATCAACCACTTTTGCTGGGCCACCCATGTCAAGCTCCTATCTCAATAGAAAATTCCCGCACACCAGTAGCACTTGGCTTTTGCTGAACACGGTACTTGATACCAGCCTGGTCTAGCACTTTTGTCATCATGGGGTTGGTCACGGTAGACACGGCTTTGGTGAACCCTGCCATTTTCATGCCGTCATACAGCTTCCTGATGTTGCCAATTAGCTCACGGGGGCTGTCAATAGTGGCAATGTGGACGTTGGCTTCGCCAGTGTTTCTGACGCTCAACATCAGCAGCGTGTTTCCCGCCCGCAAGATACGGAGCCTGTTCTCACCTAAATGCTTCTGAAGCTGGCTGTATATCTGGTTGAAGTCGCCGCCAGACCGTTGTATGTCCTGCTGGAGAATTTCTTGTACTGTTGCCATCACACCCCCAATGCAGATGCTATCTGTTCATGTATGGTTAGGTGAACACCCAGCCAATCGTAGAAGTCATCCTCCACATTCCAATCTGCGTCCAGCAATTGAAAGGGATTGTCCAACACTAAGATGGATGACAGTGACTCATGTTCTTGGTTATGCACAAACAACCAATCATCAAGGTTGTCAGTGTCGGCATCTATGATGGGGTACTTGGGGTACAGGATGTTGTTGTCGGCAAGAATTTCATGGAAGAGCCTGTGCTGCACGCCGTTTTCAAACAAGAACTGCCCTAGGCCGTCTTTGTCGCCAAACTTCACGTAGGACAAGTCATTCATGTTCATGGCTTTTTCCCAAACACTTCATCTCGCAGCAGCACGTAGGTACGGAACACCGTGAAGACAAGCGTAACCCACATCACCGTTTCTGACAGGGTGAAGTACCCAAGAACAGTCCCCACCCAAATAATGATGAGGTCTGTAAAAGAAGTGCCCTGGTTGTTTTGTTCCATATCAGACTGCGTAATAAGGTATCTTGACTGTTGTGCCGTTGAGCAATATGGAAATGTAACCAGCCGGAACCAGTGGCAGACTGGATGTTGCAAAAGTAGCAGACGCATCGGTTGTCGCGGACAAGTTAGCTCCGGCAAGGGTCACGTTGCCCAAGGTGGTCACAGTTGAACCTAGCGTGACTACCGTGTTGCCTATAGTGGCACTGGAGTTCTGAAGGTTAGCGTTGGTAACGGCAATCGTTACGTTGGCTGCACTGGTAATCTGTCCTTGGGAATTGACCGTAATCTGGCTGACGTTGGCAGAAGCCCCGTAAGTCGCGGCGGTAACACCAGTAGTAGCAATAGCAATAGTTCCGCTAGAAGTAATTGTGCCTCCAGACAAGCCTGTTCCAGCCGTAATGCTTGTCACAGTTCCTTGTGGGTTAGCTACATTTGAAGCCGAAGTTATCCTGCCCTGTGCATCAACCGTAATCTGTGGAACAAACGCAACTGTCCCGTAAGAACCAGCAGTTACAGCAGTATTGGCAAGCGCAATCGTGCCCGTGGTGGTGATAGGGCCACCCGTCAAGCCTGTGCCTGTTGCTATGTTAGTAACGGTTCCGTTACCACCACCTCCTGCTGAACTTACGGTTTTTAACATGATTACATCCCATCTCCAGGGGTTATATACACCGCTGCGGTACTGCTGCCAGTAATGCCAGTGAAGTAGGCATTAGGGACAAACGACAGAATCTCATCTGTTCCAGGCAACAGCGGAAAAGCAGGCCCAGTGCTGGTCACGACAACCGCACTATTAGTAGCGTTACCAGAATCAACTCCGTAACCCAAAAACACGGTAACGCTACCGCTGTTGATGATTCGGTACTGGTTGCCGCCAAGGGTGGTAGACAAGGCTTGCACAGGCGAGGGTGCGCTGACAGCAGCGGTGAACACCACCGTGTTGCCTGTCCTAGTAAATGCGCTGGTACTCATGCTTGCATACCCGTAGTTTCAATCCATGCAAGGGTTGCCTCATCCCATGAGTACATCTTGCCATCTGTGGGCATTGCAACAGGCGCTGTCCACTGGCAAGTGTCTTCGTTCAGCGTCCAGCTTGCGTAGGGTTTAGGTGGAATAAAAGCATCACGGACTTCATCGTAGGTATATCCAACACCAGCGTAATTCTTACGCAGTGGGCGACCTTCTGGGTGTTGACCGCCGTGCGTGTTGTAGCTGGTCTGCACCCAGCCGTGACCAAAGATGCCTGAGTCAATAACGTCTTGTTCAGCAACGATGACTCTAGCAACTACCCCGTTTTCTACTTGTGCAAAATGTGACATTTGTTTCTCCTTATGCCGTGTATGAGCCTGAACTGTTGAAAGTCAGAATTGTATTTGCGCCGCTTGTTGTGACTGTTGGTGAGCCTGTGGTTGTGCCTGAGTATTTGGTTGTTGGTATAGCAAGAATAACTACGCCCGAACCGCCTGCGCCCGAATTATTTGGGCCAACAGTTCCACCGCCGCCACCGCCAGTATTAGCCGTACCTGGATTTCCTGCTGCGCCAACAGGAGCAGTTCCTGCTCCACCGCCTCCGTTGCCGCCAGCGCCTCCAGTACCCGTATTCCCACCTCCACCGCCACCTCCACCATAGAAAGTGGATGAACCAGAAATGCTGCTTGCAACTCCAACGCCGCCCGCCCCATTTATTCCAGGAGCGCCTGTGCTTTGACCAACAGCACCAGCACCGCCGCCGCCTGCACCAACACCATTTGTTCCTTGTTGTGCGCCACCAGCATTTCCTTGGCCTGATGTAGCGGAGCCAGCGCCGCCTAAATAATAAGACCCGCCACCGCCAGAGCCTCCAGAGCCGCCAGTAGTTGACGCATTATTACTTCCACCGCCGCCACCGCCAACTGCGCCAGTTGAGCCATTGACAAGCGAACCAAATGTAGAGTTTGAACCTTGATTACCAGAACCTGTAGATACTGCGCCACCAGCACCCACAGTAACTGTATAGGCAGTACCCTTGGTAACAGATAAGCCTGAGTTTGTTAACAAACCTCCAGCACCGCCGCCACCGCCAAATTGACCGCCACCACTACCACCACCAGCCACCACCAGATATTCAACAGAATAAATCGGCACTAAGCTGCCGCTGGAGGTGAACGTGTGAATTGTGTTGCCGCCAGAAGTAGTGACCGTTCCACCAGTAAATACTTGTGAGCCAGAGTAAGAGATGATGACTACGCCAGAGCCGCCAGCCGCACCAAAAGTGCTACTAGGCATACCACCGCCACCACCGCCAAGATTAGCAGTTCCTGCAACAGCCTGTGTTGACGCATTGATACCACCTGCGCCACCGCCTCCTGTGCCTCCAGTGGAGCGAGTACCCGGACTACCAGCAACACCACCGCCACCGCCGCCTGCGTAGGTTACAGATGCGCCAGAGATAGAGGATGCAGAGCCATTACCGCCGTTACCACCAACGCCACTTCCACCATCACTACCTACCGCACCAGCACCGCCGCCGCCACCACCATTGTTTTGGCTTGCGTTGTTGTCGCCACCATTGTTACCTTGAGATGGTGATGTTGACGGAGTATTTCCGCTTCCAATCGTACTGGAGCCTCCCCCATAGCCAGCACCGCCACCGGAACCTCCGCTTAAACCATTGCCAGTAGTGTCACCGCCACCGCCTCCACCGCCAGTGGAAGTGATGCTTAAAAATACAGAATTAGTCCCAGAAGTTCCTTGATTTGCAGCGTTACCGCTACCGGAACCGCCTGCCCCAACAGTCACAACGTAGTTAGAGTTAGCGTCAATAATTACAGAGCTTGCCTGTAGTCCGCCTGCACCACCACCGCCCCATCCGCCACCACCACCGCCACCAGCCACTACCAAATAGCTTGCCGTCACAGATGACAAAGGGCTAAGTGCGCCAGAAGATGTGAATGTGTGAATGAAGTTACCGCCTGATTGGGTAACAGTTCCACCACCGAATAATTGTGTTGCGCTTGTGTAGGAGATGATTACGATACCCGAGCCGCCTGCTTTGCCTTGTTGACCACTGCCTCCGATTGTTCCTCCTCCTCCACCGCCTCCTGTATTAACCGTTCCTTCAACAGCCGAACCAGCGGGAGAAAATTGCGCTCCACGGCCTCCGCCCCCTGCCCCTCCGGTTCCAAATGATGCACCGCCAGAAGCACCGCCACCACCAGAATAGGTTGTTGATGACCCAGAAATTGACGATGCTGTTCCTGCGCCGCCATTGCCAGATACATTTCCAGCAGCACCAGCAGCAGAAGCACCGCCACCGCCACCCGCTCTGTCATTTGCGGCAACTCCAGCACCACCATTGTTACCTTGGCTTGGGGAGGTAGATGGTGTATTGCCAGTACCGCCGTTTGTTTGTGACGGGATTATTGCCCCATCCACAGCCCCGCCGCCACCTGACCCGCCATTTTTACCCGCAGTTAATGCGCCTCCTACTCTACCCCCGCCGCCACCACCGCCAGCAGATGTAATGGCATTAAATACAGACTGATTTCCGTCAGTACCCGTTTGCGAATTGACCGATGCTCCACCAGCACCAATTGTTACTGTGTATGAAAGACTTGGGTTAAGGGATGTTGTGCTAGTTAGAAAACCGCCAGCACCGCCACCGCCACCAAGCCCAGATCCATCGCCTGCACCACCCCCACCTCCTCCACCAACTACAAGGTAGCTTACCGTGACGGGCGAAATCCCAGTCCACCCAAAGGCAGCAAGTGCGGCGGCTCCAACTTTTGAAAGGCGTGGCATCAGCTATTCCTTATGCAAACTTGGTCTGCGAGGCCAGCACGGTAAAAGCGGCGCTTCCTGTCTTGATAATTACATAGGTGTAACTGTCTATGGAGCTTGCATTTCCGCTGGTTGGTGCAGTCCCACCTTGCCACTTTGGAGTAACGCTGTTGCCGTCAATTGTCACAGCAGAGTTGTAGTAGGCCGTAGCGCCGTTGGTGACCAAGAAAGTAGCGGACAGAGACTCACCTGTAGACATCACAGTGTTCAGTGATGTGCTGCTAGAGCCACGGAAGTTCAAGGTGAAATTGCCAGATGCGTTGCTGGTGAAGTACAGAACAACTTGAGTCAAAGCATCATAGTTAATTGTTCCTGTGGCTGCTGTTGCTGAAACAGTTGTTGTCTCACGCATCTCTGTCACAAGAGTGTTTGTAACAGTCAAATTACCAACCGTGCTAGTTGTGCCACCAAGCGTTAACGTAGCATTGCCAAGCGTTATTGTGCTATTTGCAAGTAAGTTGTTAGGGATTGCCGTACCTACGCTGCTGATAGTGACGTTTGCCAACGTCATGTTGTTAAGCGTGGTGACGGTGTTTCCTAGCTGGATAGCCGTATTGCCCAGCGTGATGGGTGTAGCAAAATTGGTATCTAGGTTGGACAACGGAATAGCCGCTGTAGCCGTGCCAAAAATATTAGGAACTGCCATTTAGAACCTCACTCTTAATTCATGTTCAAACTCAAACGTGTTGTACACAAAACCAGCACTGTTACTGGTAATGGTCAATCCCAAGTACTTACCGTACTGCTGCGCGTCAGTCTTGTATAAGGCATAGCCGTTGGAAACTAGCCAGCCAATAGGGGCATTGCTGTTGTTTTTCCAGGTTATGGTGGTGAAGCTATTGTTATACCAAGTGACTGCGTTGTCTAGTGTGTAAATAGGGCTAGAACCAGCCTCACTATCCACTGTGACAAACAGGCTGGAAGCGTTGGTCAGAGTGGCCTCAATGCCAAACTTCAGAGCCTGCTTGGTACGGATGCTGTCACCCATAGGCATCAAGGCCGTGCGGATAGTGCTGGCGACATTGCCTGTGGCGTTGCCGTACAGCTTGTACAGGTCAGTGCCTGTAGTCCCGTAGAGGTTAATCACCCCGCCAAATGGAACAGAAGTGACGAATGTCAAAGCACCTTGGCTGGTGATGAACCACTTCTTCTCAAAGAACACCGCTTGGATAGGTCTTGCAGAGGAGAGTGGGTCGTTGTAGGTGAAAGAGAATGCCGCGCACAGAATGCTGTTAAGCAGGACTTGCCCGCCTGTGACAGGTTTAGTGAAGTCAATAAACGGGAAGATGCCATCCAGTTGGTCAGAAATCTTGCTGGTGGTGGAACCAACCAGGGCGTACATGCCGTAGTCATTCATGAACAGGACGGAGCGGAAATACGGAAAGATGCCGTACACCCGCTTAGTACCGATACTGGCGCTGACGTTGGTGTTGGTGAACAGGGTTATTCCCGTGCTGGACACCCGCAAGTCAGAGAACACGTTGATGCTGTCATCACCAAAGATGTACAGGAAGTTGTTGGCAGACAGCAAAGCCTGGATGTTGCCGTGCAGAGTGGAATCTGTGATAACAAAAGACCCCGCAGACACAGATGTGAAGTCGCTGATGCTGGTGGCGGCAGAGTAGTACACCGTCCTGCCAGCAGCTACCCATGCTCTGCCAGAGAAAGTAGCAACATCCACAACCTTGTCTACGTTGACAAAAGCTGTAGCGGTTGCGCCCGTGCCTGGTGTGCCGCTGCTGTCGACAATAACCACCGCCACGTTAGATGCAGCGGTGTAACCAGCCCCTGCGTTGGTCATGATGACCTGAGTAATTTGACCGCCGGACACAATAGCGTTGCCTATGGCCCGTGTTGTGTAGCCAGTAGCGTCACCAATAGTCACAGTGACATTGGAAGAGTTGGAGTAGCCCGTGCCAAATGTGTTCATTACCACAGACACTGTGCCTGTCTTGAACGTGACCAAAGAAGCCACCGCTGTAGCGGCGGTAGTAGCTCCACCGCCGCTGATAGTCACTGTGGGCGTAGCCGTGTAACCCTGACCGCCGTTAGTGAGAGTAATGGCAGTAACAACACCAGAACCTACAGTAACAGTAGCCGTTGCCTGCACGTTGCCGCCTGTTTCTTGAGGGGCAGAAATGGTAATGCTAGGCGTGCTGGTGTAGCCTGCGCCAGAGTTTCTTATGCCAATAGCGCCTACAGAACCAATGCTGGACAGATTGCCGCCATCCCAAGAAAACAAGCCTTTGTCAGGGTCGCCAATGATGACCTTCTGGTTTTTGAACTGAGCGGTGGTTACGCCTGTTGAAGAAAACGTGCCCGCAGCAGCAATGTTGCCAGTTGTAGAAGCAGTGACGTTGAAATATTGCGCTGCACCATTTGATTGAAAACCAATTACATAGTCGCTGACATCTATGTTGGCAGAAACAAGCGCCGTCACTGTGTTGCCAAAAGCAACGGCAGCATTACCAGAGTCTCTGACTGTGGCTTGAGATGGGGTGACCTTGATGTTGCCTGCCCCAATAGGCATGGCGTTCTCTATCCAGGCAAACTCATCCTCTCTGATAGCAGTTCTGTTGGCTTTAGTGTTAAGACTGGTGAAATTCTTAACAACAGCATAAGACTTTTTTTGCTCTGCTGCTGCCATGATTAGTACGGGCTAGAGTAAGGGTCTGGGATGCGGCGCGTGAAGACAGAGTTCTGAACAGAATTGACCTGTTTCATGTACTCTTGCTTGTAAATTTCCGCTTCGCCGTAGCTCTGTTCTTTGTACTTGGCCTTGTAGGCTGCGTAGAAGGGCACAGGAGAGGTGTACGGGGAAACGATGGTGTCAACCGCATCAGGAGCGGCAGTTGTCAATGCTGTGGGCATGACAACCGTATCTATCTCTATGGCATAGCTTTGGTCTGGTATGGGCGCTATGTATATCTGCCCTTGACCATAGATTGAGAAGCAGACAGGTCTTCCAACATAGTTCTGCCAATACCGTAGCTGGGCATTGAAATTAGTCCAGGGCAAGTAACGCAAAGGTATGCGACTGTTGCCCCAATAAACATTGACATTCATGACATCCAGCGTGTACTGCCCGTTAGGCAGAGCCGCATAGGCAATTATTTCCGCAGGGCCGGAGTACTGCAAAGTTGCTGTGCCGTTGGTAAACGGAGTAGACGGCGGGAAAGTGGCGTAAGCGGCTGGGTACGGCGGTGGAGTGGTGTCAGTAGTT